GCAACCTACAGGATTATCTTTCTCGAATGTAGTACAAAGGTGGGGGGCTTCAATTGAAGCAGTTACGTTAGTTGTTTCTTCTCGGTTGTATCCTTCATACCTAGAAGAAATCTTATGTACCCATTCTTCTCCATCCTCACAATGCTTCGCAATAGACAGTACGTGTATCCACTCAGGGTACGTTAATGCGTTTGGTTCCATAACTGCTTTGTGGATTTGCTTGCAGCCGCTCCCACGTAAAGTCATTTCTAAAAGGCGCGGAAACTTTTTAATGTAGTTGCTTTCCCCCATAGCTTGTTTCATGTCTTGCTTGTCTGCAGCTGAATAGGATTTAGCTGGGAGAACTGGCTTCAAGAGGGGAGGGAGTTGAGCAGCAAATGTTTTTAGCTCAACAGTAGTATCAAGGTTCCATATTACTTCTACGCCAAGCGCAGGTGATGACTTGAAATTGTGAGTGTTGGGAACACGTAGGATACGAGCCGCATCCGCAGTCACCACTGGGTCGGCATCAAGTTTGTATTCAGTACACGCCGCTTTAAGTCTTTCGGCTACAGGTAACCACTCTTCGCGGCTATGCGGGTGGTTGAGCACCCAATAGATATGAATCCCACGCCCTGAATTAACGGCTATTGTGGGTTTAGGTAGCTTGTAATGTTTACAAAAACCACTAAGCGCAGTTAGTGCATCTGTTTGTGTTGAATAAGGTTTTCCTTGCCCACAGTCTAAATCCAAGAACAGTGCTTTTATATGCCGTACGTTGTCTGCTTTGCGTGATGTACTCTCTGTAAATGTACTTAAAGCAAAATAAGTATCATACCCGTCAACATCTAAATTTACTGCTGTTGCTACTATAGAGTCTAACGAGCTATAAAACTTTTGTACTGTTCTACTATCCTTTATCCCTACTACGCAAAAATAACCTTCATCACTCAACACCGTGTCTAGAAATTGTTTTGTTTCCATTATTTACACACGCGAGAGAGGTACAGGCACTCAGAAAGTACCTGTACTGTACTAATAAAAAATTGCTAATCGTCAAATTCATCAAGCAAACTGGCAAGATCAACATCAGGAGTTGGTTGTGCTTTCTTTTTAGACACTTTAACTTTTGGTTCTTCTACTTCTTCTTTAGGAGTTTCTTGAAAGAGTGAAGGGGACACATCGCCAGTATTATTAGTTAACTGAGGGGTGTTAGCTTCTTTCGGTTTTATAGTTAGCGTAACAAGTTTTAGTGTGTCAGGGTCTTGTTGTGCTTTAACTGCTAAGGCTAACTCATCTTGTTCAAGTACACGAACCGGCTTGAAGCAGAGCTTTGGTGTAGAGCTATCTGTATCAAAACGTAGCTCTGTAAGGATAGACGCAAGAGGTGCGCGGTTTGCGTTAAGATGTCTGGCGTAGGCTTGCATTGACATCTTCTGCTTATCATCTCCAAAAACACTAGTCGCAGGGAGCATCAGTTGATAAATGTCAGAAGAGCGTACTACCCATTTATCTTCTTCGTCTTTACCCGCTAAGTTATCAGCTAAGAGTATGGCAATAGATTGCTTGAAACGACACGCACGGCTGTCGCCTTGACCAGACCCCTTTATGTTTTGTTGGCAATCAAAACAAGTTTCAGATTGTTTACCTTCAGCAGTTACATCTGGAGAAGGTCGCCCTGTTTTAGTATCAGGTGACCAACAAGTAGGGGGGTTGGCCTCACCTTCAACGTATGCAGTCGCATAATACATACGTGAAATAGGTGCTGACTTTACAACAACTACTTTAATGGAGCGTGCATCAAGTTCTCCAACTTCTTTTCCATTAAGAACTTGACGAAAAACACCTCCTCTAATACTTAACCGACGATTTATACCGTAATCGCCTCCGGTCAAATTTGTTTCTGGCTCCAACTGAGACAATAAATCTTTGTACTCAGCTGGCATATTTTCAAATAGTGCTAATTCAGCCATAATTATTTCCTCATCATTCATCAAAATCCAGTTCTAGCTGGGTGGGTTTGTTTTCAGTAGCTACAAAGGGGTGCTGGTGGGGCTTCTCTTTTTTTAGTTCGTCATCTTTAAGTGCATCTACTACTTGTGGGATATTAAAACGATACGTATAACCTACTTTAATGTACGTATGTTTAGGGATGTACCCCTTGTTTACCCATTGGCGGATAGTGCTTACCTTTACAGAAAGGTGCTTTGCTAAACCCTCAATCGGCACATAGCTAATTGATTCGGTGCTCATTTTTTCCTCCGTACGGTTATGGTGTATTCAGCCTCGACATTTAACCCCGCAGGAAGTTCCTCTGGATTCTCTTCAAGAAACTGTTTCATGTTGCTCTGGTGAATACGTTTCTCTAGCAAATCTACTGCTTTATGTTCGACAATAAATTTGCTCATTGATTCCCAATCGGAAGTCCAATATTTGTTCTTTACTGTTCTGTAAAAAGTACCAGAAGTGGTGCGAACAGATTCAATACCGGTGTCTTTACAGTGTTGTAATAACGTACTTTTAACTGTATCAAGTTTGGTATTAAGTTCTTCCTCTTTCTTGCGGAAGGTTGTGGTTAGTTCTACTTTTTTGTCTCGTATCTTTAGGTATAAAGAAACAAGTTTATCTATACCAATTTTATCGGCATCAGTCATTGCATCATTCTCCATGCTTTTTAGTGCATTTAATTAGAGTATAGTACTGTTATTTTTATAGTTCAAGTACTTCTTTATATAGGTCAATCATTTTTGTATGAACACTGAGTCGCTTATCCAGCATCCTGTATACGCTCTTTTCAACAGGGGAACCTTCAAGCTGTACCACTGTACATGGGTGGTTTTGTCCTGATCTGTGGACACGTGCGTTCGCCTGTGCGTAAGTTTCCAGTGAAGAAGTTGGCCCCCACCAAACAATAGTATTAGCCGCTGTCAGCGTTACTCCATGTGCTGCTGCCTGTGGTTGAATAATCAACACGCGAGGATTAGGAGTTGTTTGGAATTGGTCAAAAATTTGAGTACGACGGGCCGCACTTACATCCCCCCGAATAAACGCACTTGTTATGTTATCGTGGGTTAGCTTTTCTGTGAGTAGGTCTATTACGTGCCTAAATGGTACAAAAATCAGTACTTTTTGGCTGGACTCATCAATAACTTCACGCAGAACTTTGTAACGGTTCTTGATATCAAATTCCATTGTTCGACCACTGTCCGTATAGACAGCACCACAGGAGATTTGCAATAACTTATTCATGCTAACCGCAGCATTAACAGCAGTAATGTGCTCTCCATCAGCAAAAGCAACCATTCGTTGTTTGAGTATTTGGTAGTACTTTCGTTGCTGGGGAGTGAGTTCAACCTTCCGCTTAACATAAGTCATTTCTGGAAGATCAAGGCATTGTTCTTTAGTGAAACGTATTGCAGGTTGTAGTGCATTAAACACTGTGTCGGTAGCACTGGGTTTAGGAACCCATTTGAACTGAGTAATTTTTAACATCACTAATTCTCTAAACGCACCAAAAAATCTAGGCACGCTTTTGGGGTTAATGAGTTTGGCTAGTCCGTATGCGTCTAGAGGAGATTGGGCGGCGGGAGTGCCTGTCATCATCCATAGCCATGTGTCGGGTTCAAGTAATGAGTACAGAACCTTCCACCGTTTGGTCTGTGCGTTTTTATAATGAGTAGCCTCATCCGCAATAATGAGGTTAAACCCCCCATTTTTAATAGCCTCACGTACAATCTCTACCCCATCATAATTGATGATAACGTATTCGGCATTTCCATTGATGATTGCTGTGCGTTTTGCCTTGGGGCCGTGCGCTATGTCCACATTACGGTGCATAGCGAGTTTAAACAAATCTGCTCGCCACGCCGAATCCATAATAGAGAGAGGACAAATCACCAGTACGCGATTTATGATGCCTTCATTCATTAAGAAATCAGAAGCCCAGATAGCTGAACCTGTTTTTCCAGTACCTTGCTCATTAAAGCAAAAAGCCCGTGTGTGCATGGTAAGGAAAGCGGCGGTTGTTTTCTGGTGTTTAAAAGGTCTGTACTGCCCCTGCCATGCGTACTTACCCATGATGGGGGAGGGGATGTTAGAGATATTAAGGTTTTTTAAAACCCGTGATTCGTCTACCCCCCACTTAACTAAGACGTTGTTATTGCCTAAGTTTCTGCTATTAGGGATAGCTGTGGTGATTTTTGCGGGGTTGCGTACCCTTAGCAGCAACCCTCGGTTATCTACTACTCTCATCAATTCTCCTGCTAACTACTTCTTTGTACGGGTTTTTTTCTTATAGTTTTTGGAGCGGTTTTTACTTTTACTTTGAATTTTATAGCCCTGTTTGTTCGTACCACCTTTACTGAGGGCTTTATTATGACTGACATCCTTTCCTTCACGTTTGTCAGCTACTTTGTTTTTGTTCTTATCAACACCGGTTTTATCGACGGCACGCCGTGCGCGTTGCCTCTCCATTCGATAGCCATGCTCTCCTCTGGCTTTTTGTTGCTGATATTCTTTTTTGTATGGCCGTGGTTTATTTACGTAGGGCATCATGTTCTCCCATTATGTGGACATTCGGTTACTACACAATGAGCGCGGCATAGACCACTAGGGCGTGGGTTCCACACATCAACCTCATATGTTTTCTCCATCTTACCGTACTCGCTTAACCATTTTTGCCAGAGGTCGGATTCCTGTTCAATAGTGTACGTATCCTTGATGAAGGCATTACATACTACAAACAATAACCCCCCCTTGACTGTTTTTATTTCGGGGAAGTGTTTAAAGGTAGCAAGTGCCATTAGCTCCAACTGCCCTTTATCTGCGTACTTAGTATTCTTACCGGTCTTATAGTCTATTACTTTAGCTACGCTAACATCTCTGTCTACCACAGTTAAGTCTGAAACACCCCGGAACCATACTTCATCATCAAAAAACCCGCATGGTTCAAGGTCTGCAGTTAACCCCATCTTATATTCACACAGCTTCTCCCCCTTCATGTTCTTTAATCTATCAAGAACACCCTGTGCAAAATCAAATCGTGGGTCAAGCGGTTCAACCCCGCTTACGTAATTCTCTGCTGCATGGTGAAATTCATTGCCATACAACATAGCTTCTGACTCAGCCTCTTTATAGTCTTTTGCTACTCGGAGGTGGTAGTACTTTTTGGGGCATTGATCAAACGTCTTTAAGCTGCTGAAAGACCAAGGGGGCTTACCCATTGTGTGCACTCTCCGTAGTTTTCACCAACATCAACATCGCCTCGAACAGGTAATCCTTCTGCCCATTCCGGTATCCACCGCATACATTCCCCGACGAAAGCGGCTGCTTCATCGACCTCGGTATCACTAACACAGCATACCACAGAATCATGTACAGTAAGGAGGGGTCTGTATCTCTTTGATATTTGAACCATTTGTTCTGCCATAATGCAACGCGCCAGTGCTTGGCATACGTTCTCTATAACTTTTCCACCATAAATTTTTGCTGATCCCGATCTCGTCTTATATGAGAACTGTAAACCTTTTTCTGTCTCTTCAGTTGCCAAATCTTCATAGCGCATCAGTAGGCCGGAAGGTAGCTCAATGCCATTGAGGTTAGGGTGTATTTTAAGAACCCCCTCTCTTCCCAGCTTATATTTCTCTCCCTGATACATACCCATTAAAGCTGTCTGGGCCTCCCTCCATAAATATGTGATAGCTCCGTTTGTTTCTCTGTATATATTAATGATTCTCCTAGCTTCTTCTTCTGTTACGTCTACCCCAAAAGTCTTTAACTGATCTTTAAATTTCAAAAACCCCATTCCATACCCCGCGCCAAGGATAGTAGTCTTGCCAATGAAACGCTGCTCTTTTGTTATTTTTTCTGGTGGCACGCCGTAGATAGCCGCTGCCATCGTCTGGTAAACATCCTCCCCCATAGAAAATGCCTTAACAAGATTGTCCTGCGCAGATAACCACGCTAACACGCGGGCTTCTATCTGCGCAGAGTCGGCCTCTATTAGCGTGCAGCCGTCAGGGACGCAAATACATGATTTCAGTACCTTGGCATTTGTGCCTCGGCTTGGTAAGTTTTGTAGGTTTACCTTGTCGTAGCCACCCCACCTTCCAGTATGGGCAGCATAATATTTAATTGGTACGGGGAGTACCCCCCTATATTTACGAGCAGCTAAACTGCGAGGTCGCATTCCCCTAGTAGCGATATCTAGGAATCTCTTCGTACGTGTTTCTTCCAGAGTACTCTTCAGCCCTATGCGTGCAGCCACCAATGCCTGTACCTGTGGGTTTTCGTGCTCCTGTAATGCCTTGAATCCTTCATCACTCTTGGCGAACGCAAAGGTTTCTTTCTCGGTACGTACACTTATTTTGGTAGGTGGTATAACGCCCAGTGCCTCCAATGCCTTAGCAAATTTGGGGTTGCTCATTAACTCTTCCTTGGCTATGCCACACTCGTCCAGTAGTTTTTCCTTGGCGGTCTGGAGTGTGGTTAGGTGTGTACGTAGCTTATCTGGGTCAAGTCTAAGTACTGGCTCAATAAACATACGCAGTGTAAGGTCTATTACCTTGAGTTCCTTCTTGGGGAATGCACGCATGAATATCTTGAATAGGTCATAGGCAAGTTCAACATCGTTAATGCAATAATCTCCGTAGCGCGAGAGGGCTTCCTCTGTAAAATCTTCGCGGTGCTTACCCAGCGCATCAATTACTTCATCGCCTTTCTCACCTATGTGATGGAGGGCTGCCAAGTTTTTAAGAGATGCAGAAACTTCTGTACCGTGGACAGCACGCCCCATACACAAAGTATCAAGGTATAGCTTAGGATGTATGTCAAAAATCCAAGCAAGAATAGCACCATCAAACATGGCATTGTGAGCCAGTACAGCAGAGTTCGACCAATCGTAGTTGGCATGAAGGTACGTTTTAAGTGCATCCAGTTCCCCACTTAGCCAGTGAGTATCCCCATCATCTACCTTTACCGCTACGCCGATAACTTCAAAGTCTGGGTGGCGCAGGTATTCTTCAGTAGTTAACTTAGACAGAGAGAATTGTCTATCATAATAAGTTTCAAAATCTACACTAATAATCTTCATATAGCTCGTTTTTCCAGATGGTAAGGGTAGGGGGTACTTGTTTAAATCGCGTAGGCGGCTTGTCTCGCGTCCAAAATTTTCACTATTTCAATAATCCCTGCTTTACAAGCTCTTTACGGTTGTTTTCATGCAAAGCCTTTAATTCATCCTTGTTCTGACCGTGGTAGGGCACAGCCAATAAGGATTTCACTAACAAGTCGTTG